CAGTAAGTCTAATTGAAATATTTGCACCTGTAACTCTAGTAATATTCTGTTTAATTTTTACAAATTCCATTATTTGTGGATGATGAACAGAAACTGTTATCATAAGAGCGCCTCGCCTTCCTCCTTGAGCAACTTCTCTACACGAATTAGAAAACCTGTCCATGAAAACTTCAATACCATCTGTCGTTTTAGCAGCGTTTGATGTATCTAAGCCTTTTGGCCTAATGCTTGATATGTCAAATCCCACCCCTCCTCTTCTTTTCATTATTTGGACTTGTTCTTGATCTGTCTTAAGAATGCCGCCATAAGAATCACAAGGTGACTCAATTACAAAACAATTAGAAAGTGATTGTATTTTATTCTTATTGCCAATACCACTCATTGGCGACCCTTGGGGAACGATATATTCAAACTTTCTAAAGAGTCGATAGATTTCTTCTTCTGACAAAGCGTTGGGATAATTATTTTCAATTCGAAAAAATTCACGTGCCATGCGTAAATGCATATCATCAGGAGTCTTTTCAAGATAATCGCCATTAGTGTCTTGTAAAGCATATTTTGTTATAAAAACATTAGCAGCTAATTCATCACCATTAAAATATTCTAAACTTTCTGTATATGCTTCCTCATAAGTATACTGCTTCATTTTTTATCCTTGAATTTCTTTCCATTTAGATTTTAACAGGCTTTTCATGTTTTGATTATCACTATTTACTGCATCTTGTAAAGAAACTTCTGACACGTCATCGATAACATTGATCTTTGACATGGAAGTATCCATTCTTATTGGAAAAAGTATGCCGTCTCTACCTGCCCTATTCTTTGCAATAAAGAGGCGACCTTCTCCTGATGCCTTCTCCATTGGCCTTCGTGATATTGACAAAACAACATCAGCAACCATTGCTTTTCCATATGCTTCTGCCATGTTTTCTAAACCCACAACCTGTGCATTTGACGCTTCTCTATTAGCTTGAGATGCTGTCCATATTGGAATTGACATTTCCATAGCCATATTTCGAAGCTCTTCATATATCAATTTTAGTTCATGCCTAAGTGAATCATATTTTCTTGTAGATCTCATAATGTCTGCATAGTCTATTATAATCAAATGAGGCTTGAATGACTTCATCATCAGTTTTTCAATATGATTTCTAAGCGTGACAATCGATGCAGATCCAGTGGGGTATTCTTTAATAATTAGTCTTCCAAAATCTTCTTTTTCATAAAAACTTAACACTTCTTCTTTTTTATCAATTACATCACTTGAATCAATACTGCAAAGGTTGCTATCGTAACGAGTACCCACAATTGTTTCAGATAGTTCAAAAGTATAATGAATTACATTTTTTCCATTTCTTAATGCTGCTGCACCCATTGCAACTAAAAAATGTGACTTTCCTACACCTGTTGGTGCTGTTATAACCCCAATTTCACCCTTGCCTAAACCCCCATTTAAAATTGACTTCTTGTCTAAGTGTGGAATTCCTGTCGGACATGCAGTTCTTGCTTCTCTCAAAAACCTTGCTTCATAGTCATTAAAAAAGTCATGACCAATAGAAGACGGGCTTCCTTTTGATATCGCATCCTTCATAATGTCAATAACAGACTCATACTGCTCAGAAGCAATTGCCTTGACTGACTCCTCAAGTGCTTCTTTCAATGCTTGTTTTCTGCAAAAATCAAGAGACTTATCCTTGACATAGCTTAAGTCACCAGCATCAGGATTCGACTTAATTCGCATGAGGTACTCAATAATCTGATCTCTCAACAATACATCAGTACCTTCTCGCAATTCATCTTTGATCATTGTTACTATAAGCTGCATCGTAGGAAATGTCTTGTACTGGTTATAAAATGCAAAATATTTCTCAGTCAAATACTCAAGATACTTAACATCAAAATATGATGGTGTCATTACTTCTATCATTTGTGCAGCCCAACGATGATCATTGAGCAAAGATTGAAATATTTTTTCTTGGAATGATTTGCCATACTTGGCAAAGTATTTTGATTCTACTGTCATCAGTTATTACCATCTTTTAGATTGTTGACTTTAAAAGTTAAAAATCCTCTTTCTATATTTAAATTCTGTATTCCATTTTGCAATAATAACCTCATTGCTCCCATTTTATCACTTTTTTCATGTTTGTTTTGAAAAATATTGTTAATCTTTTGTATCTGGCTATGTGCTAAATTTTGCATGTCCAGCAGTACTAATCGCCAGTTTCTTTTAATAGTGTCTGCATTGTCGAGAATGCTCTGTAATGACTTGAGATTCTTTTCATGGTTAATCACACCGGCATCTTGTAGAAATGCTTCTAACGTATAGATCTGTTCATCTGAGAACCTACTGAAGTGTTTTGTCAACGTCTTATATCCTACACCTTTTGCACCTTTGATATTATCTGATGGATCACCCACAACGCACTTTGCTAAACAAAAATTCTCAGGATGAATCCCGAATCGATCAATAACTTTATCAACGCCGACGAGCGCTTTAAGTGTAGGTGACCAGATTCGTGTTTTTTCATTAATTAACTGGTAGTAGTCATGATCTGATGAAATAATTAGCTTGATATCACTTTTTAATTTATAGTTGCAAAGATATCCAATTACATCATCCGCTTCACAATCTTCTACGTATATCTGCTTAACAGGCAAATTGTCAAATATGCTAATTAAAAGCTTAAGCTGAAAATTCCTATTTTGCATAGTATCTGGAATATCATCATAATATCTGTTAAGTCTCTGTGGCCGGCTTTTTTTCTTATAGTCGCTGTATAGATCTCGCTTTCGTTTAGAACCCCCTGCTTCCCAAACAATGACTGTAGTATGAGGTTTAAACTTTTCAACTTTCTCTATTACAGCATAATAAAATCCCACAATGCCTCCAATCTGTGCACCGTTAGAATTCATTGCAGGATGTGCTGCATAGTGACGAGCAAACAAATTTAACCCGTCAACTATAAGGGTCCGATTCATTATGCCTCCGGATCAAATATTTCAATACTTTCTGCTATTGACCTTATTTCTTCATATGATTCTGTGTCGATACTTACTGCATTAGGATCACCCATTATCTTTATCATTGCCTTCTCAAGCAGGCTGTCAGTATACTGGCCATACTCTTTGTCACTGAGTATCTCATTGAACTCCTTTTTTCTAAACTTTTTACTTATGAATTCTTCACCCGTCTCTCTGTCTACAACAGATAGATTCTTCCACTGGCCGGTACCTGAGACCTCAATCACATGATTACCGCATGTAGCAGGGCCGTGTTTGCGTAAGACATCAAAAACTTCTTCATGCTCTACTATTCCTTTTCCAAAATGAATCTGAAAATTAGCAGTTCTAAAGGGTGGAGCAACTTTACACTTAATCGTCTTTGCTGATACATTGATTCCTATCACGTCATCTCCGTCTTTTATCTGTTGTCCTGCGCCTAGCTTAATCCTGATAGACGAGTGAAAAGGAATAGCTTTTCCACCGGGTGTCGTGGTGGGATCACCATACATCACTCCGATTTTTGTACGAATCTGATTCAATATTACAAAAAGTGTGTTTGTCTGCCCAATAACACCTGTTATTTTTCTCATTCCCTTTGAAATTGCCCTAGCTTGTAAGCCAATACTTTCTTTATCATAATCACCCAATAGTTCTGCTTTTGGTGAAGATGCTGCAACAGAGTCCCATATGATTGTAACGGGTACATCTTTGTTAAGCGCTTTTGCTTTAAGAATCGTCTTTTCTGCAATTGATAAGACTTCTTCAGTGCAATGAGTATCAACATACACAAATCTCTTTGCAACATCGACACCTAGCAATTGTAAATTCTCAACTGATGTTGCATTTTCTGTATCAATATAGACAACAATACCACCTGACTGCTGTGTGCTTCTTGCTATCTGTGTAGCAATATGTGACTTTCCGATAGAAGGCGGTCCAAATATCTCTACAATCCTACCTTCAGGAAGGCCACCATTTTTTCTATTGGAACAGATATAGTCTAAAAGTCTTGAACCGGTACTAATCCATCTCTTAACATTTGTTGGCGCTTCATCTTCTGAGAGGTTGTAAGCAATTCTCGTTCCGCTCTCTTTGTTTAGAGACTTTATTAGATCAGCTGTAAAGTTATCTTTACTCATGCTTCCTCACTTTTTAAATATTACACTATCATTATAATGTGCAACGTGAGATTTTACATGAAATTATACTAATACTGATCAGCCCATATTAGCTGTATTGGTAACTCTAACAAAGTCTGCTATAGCGCGTTTTCGAGGATAAACTGCAGAAATACCTTTGACCGTTTGCGCAAATGCATCATCTGCAATCTTTGCGGCAAGGCCTGGGACCCAGGCAAATATATTTGCGGGTTCTATCAGAAATTGTTTCCCTTTCGGATTAAGCATTATCATCATACCGTCATCAGCAACGCCCTTGACTGTAAACACGCCCGTTTTTCCAGGTCCAGTTATTGTTTGACCGATTAGTTTTCCTTGTAGCAGCCTCTGCGTAGCAATATAATTTTTGATTATAGACTTTGCATTTTTAAGCGTCTTGAATACTTTTGTGCCAGTAACGGCACCTCTAACAACTTCTTTCGCACCAGTTGCTGCTTGTCCTGTGCCAGTGAGCGCATTCTTAAGCATAGTTTTAGCACCCTCCATAGTAATCTTAGTATTACCGAGTGCCTTGAGGCCCAGCCTTAAGCGATCAAGAAACTGTATAAGCCAGTCCATCTTCTTGCTCATTAATTTCACAACAGACTCGAGCATCTTGCCACCGCCCATTTTTTCACCTAGCTTTACCACTGCCTCTCCGCCTGCTTTGATTGCCTTACCTATTCCCGCGATGCCTTTGCCTAATAGCCCAATGACCTTTCCAAACCAACCTGCTCCCATTTGGAAGACTTTTAAAACACCTTTAGCAGCTAAACCACCAGTACCGGCTATGATACCCTTAACACCTTTCATAAACCCTAACAATAGAACTTTTATGCTTGCAACTGCAGGCATGGGAAAAACCAAGGCCTGCATTGAGAAAAACAAGCCTATGAGAGGAGACAACCATTCATATTCTAGGCCGCCAATTTCTTCTTGAAACTCTTTAGCATACTTTACAGTGCCTATCGCGCCTGCTGCCATTCCTACGCCGCCTCCGACCATCTGACCTGCCGTAATTCCGACATCTTTAATTGTATCCCAAAAACCTTCGTTAAGAAGCGCTGGATCATATCCTTCTAAGATCATATGAAACTCAAGCCTTCGTCTTTCTTCTGCGATAACATCCTTGAAATATGGCATAAGTTCTTCTGTCATTTTTTGCATATATTTGATGTCTATTGTTTCTTGAATATTCTGCCTGATCATTCCACGCAATACATCTTCAGTGATAATCATTACTATACTCCTGTCCTTACATTATAAGTATCTTATTAATCAATAAAAAACAAAAAAGCGCACCAAAAGGTGCGCTTCCCAAGAACAAAAACTATACAGCTTTATTTCATCAAGTCAGCAAATGCATCATCAATGTTACTATAAGACTTTGAGTTATTTCCTTCTGTCATTTTTGACGTTCCAGAAGGTGCGCTTGTTGTTGACTGCTTACTTCTGCTAGAAGTGCCCCATTCATCATCATTGCTTTCGTCACCTGCAAGCCAGTCATTGATAATTTTGCTTAATTCATCATAAGTCTTACAAGTAAAAATTCCACCGACATCAGGAATATTGGACGTCCATTCTTTTGCTTGACCTTTGTCAGACGCCAATGGTGTAGCCCTTCCGCGAGGAAGAACTTCAGTCATAGCCCACATTTTTCCAGGCTGCTTTGTACAAACAACTTTAATGTCTCTTCCGCTAGATGGATCAGTTATGTCACCATAGTCTTCATCAAGCATAATGCTTAGTAGCTTCTGATAAACAGTTTTTCCAAATCCCCAAAGTTGCACTCCTTTATCTTCTTCTCCGCGAACTATGACGGCAGCATAGCATCGCATCTTTGGATAAAGTTTCTTAGCAAGCTCATAGCTTTCTTTAGACCCATCCTCACGAAGTTTAGTGATCAACTCTTGAACTGGATCTTTCTTACCAAACTGGTAAGGTGCTAACAGCCCACGCTGGTTTGGAATATTGTAATAAAACATCAGTTCTTTAAAAGGTTGCCCTTCATTATCTGGAATCGCAAGAAGACGAACAGTTGCCTCTTCACCTTCTGTTGGCTTCCACATTGTTGATTGATTACGTGATGTTCCCTGCAGTTTGTCAAGCTTTCGCTTGATAGCTTCAAAATCGATAGCCATTTAATTTTCTCCTGTTAATTTTTAAAATGCAATTCTTAATGTTTGATTGCAAACTAATAATAACACGTAGCTATTCAATATACAAAATTATTTAAATTATTTCCAAGGGTTCATGTCATTGCGCCACTGGTTCTTAGACACCTTAGGGGCAGTCAATGGGCCTGTATACCCAGCGATTGCTCCGGCACCTGAAAATTCTTTTACCTCTTCGTCGTCTTCGTCTTTATCTTTATCGTCGTCTTCGTCAATAAGTGTCTCTTCTAATGAAACAATGCTTTTTTCTGCTCTTATAACAGACTCCAGCGCCAGCTCTATTATCACATCATCATCAATCATCATATCTTCACCTTCTTCTTCCTCAAATGTTGACCCTTCATAATCAAAATCTTCGCCATGAGTGAGGCCCATAGCTATAGAAAACATGCTATCTGCAGAGTATCTCGGAGATCCAGAATAACCGTGTGTAGACATTTTTCTGGGATTGAGAATAGGACTTGGTCCGCCTCCAACATACCCACCGCCCATTTTTACACGGGAATTAAAAGGACCCCCGGATGATACACTCATTAGCTATGCCTCACTATATTAAGATGCGCTGTAATATTAATTATGCTTTCGTGAGCAGAAGTGATACTAATAATTTCATCTATTCTTTCTGGCGCAACATCAAGCAATATTGCATCGTGAATGACACCGATCAGATCTAGTCTGTTGTCATCGATGCTTGAAAGGAGCTCTTCATAAAGAAGGCATGCATAGTCTGCTGCTGTTGATTGAATATAATAATTGACAGGAGCATTAATGCTAAATATCTTTCTGCCGTAAGCATTTTCAAAGTAGCCATTTTCTTTAAATTCCATTTCAATTTTCTGCTTAAGTTCATTAACTGCAAGATACTTTTTAATTTTTCTTACATCTTGTGCCTTTAAGCTTGTCATAAATTTTATTTTTCTTTCACTTGCGCCATAAAGCAATGATATAAATGCAAGCTTAATCTTTTTCCTTGGGATGTCGCCTATCTGTTTTTCTAAAACTTCAGTAAGTAAAAAAGTATATGCATCAACCACATCAACGCCCTTAATAAGTTTAAGATATAATCTTGGTTCTAGTGACTTAATATCAAGTTCCACAATAGAACCTTTTTCATATTTTGACTCTAGCAATGATCGATCTTCTTTTTTCATTGTCATCAAGTTTAAACCTGATGTGATTATTGTTCTTCCTGTAACAGTTTTATCATGTGCATACGTCAAGCTTTTATGTAGCTTATCCTTGAATATAAACTGTTCAAGCCTGTCAAAAAGACTAATTCTTTGTGGCAAAGTAGTGTCATAATACGTACTATACATGGTGCTTATTTCATCAAAGATAGCTAGCTGATCTTTTACGCGATGTTTAATTTTACTACTACTTAATAAGCCTATCCAACTAATTACATTATCATCTATATTGAGACACTTAATTATTCTATCATAGTCACTACAAACAGTGCTAAGAGGCTCTTTTGACATATGTCTAAGAAGAACATTAACTCTTTTTCCCTGCCAAAAGATATTTTCTGTACCTGTAGTTACAGACTTTGTTCTAGTATTATATGTAATGTCATTATTGAGCCCTGAATATATTTTTGATAAAACAATTTTCATACACACCTCAGAAAATTATAACTTATCAAGCTTATCTTTTCAAACAAAATATCATAAAATACTAATTAAGCTTTCATTTTTAATTTCAACAGCCTGCCTTATTTTTGACTTAAGGGCATCTGTATCACCCTGATTAGTTGCAGTTAACGTAAGAGAAGTACTGAACTCCCCTGCCTTTATTGAATGTGATACAGACTGCACAGCATATATGTTGTCAAGAGTTGTTCCCGTCATCATGTCAATATAGATTTGATTACCTCTTTGAACAACTGGGAGGCCTAAACATTGTAATTGAATTGTTGATGGGATTACTTTTACTTCTTCTTGATCAACCAAGTCTGTTCCGCCTGGTTGTGCGCCTTTTCTATTGGCTAGCGAGTTGAGCAAAAGAACATTATTTACATCACCTGACGTACTTGATGAAACACTTATACTCTTCACTACAGAGTTATTTGCACCCAGTGTTACGTTTGGAAAGTAATCTTTAATCATATTTTTCATATCTCTTGTTGTTAAAGACTTATCAATTGTGTAAAAACTACGTGTGCTTTGCTTTGATTCGTCATCATTTACAACTGTGGACTCTCTTTGCTTTTTTATTGGTTCCATCTTGTTCATGATCTTGTTGTCAAAGATCTTAGTAAGATCCTCAAGGCCGGCTGCTTCAGAGTTAAGTACAGACTCTTCTTCAACTTCAGGAGGGCCGCCAACAACAGTTATCACACCACTATTTTCGATTAATTGCTGATAGAACTTTGCTTTAGAATTTGCAGATGCACGTTCATCATATATGTGGATTCTACATATATGTTTTGACCCTTGTGCGGATTCTAAATGCTTAAATAGGCTTTGTGCATTTCCAGATATTACATCTTCTAAATTGACTTTACTTACAGGAGCGAGGGCAGGTACCGTTTCAATGTACATGGAAAAATTAGGTTTAACAAACTTAGCTTCTACACCTTCGTCTAGACCGTCTGCTGCGTATATATTTCCCAGCTTTGTCTCAAGAGAGTCTTTATTGTCTTTCGATACTGTTTTTTGTGCAGCTGTGTTTTCTTTTTTGAGTTGCGCAAGTTTTTTTGTATAAGCTTTATGTAATAAATCTGCTGCTTTAGTTCTAGCATCTGGATTGTCTCCAGAGCCTTCAGTCTTATTTCTATCAGCGTACTCTTTATCTAATTCTACCCTTGCCTCCATATACTCTTTATTTTGCTCCTTTAACTCTTTATTTTTCTTTTCAATTTCATCAAGCACTGTATTTATCCCATAGACGGGATTTTTTGGATCCTCTACAAATGTCTTTTCTAACATTTTAAAAAATCGTGTTGTTGAAATATTTGTTCTCGCCCGGTCTCTTGTTTCTTGCCTTAGCATCTCAAGAAAATCTTCCTTGTATACGGGAAAATTTGCAGTTGTAAGCACCCTTGCCTTGCCTGACTGATTATTCAATGGATAGAAGAGCATTTGAACTTCATCACATCGGGAAGACATAGCCATTGATGCGCCCACAAATGACATCATAAGCTTTCCAAATGATACAAATATATCGGTTTTTTCATTTACAGGTGGAGGTGCCATTCCTAAAAAAGGATCAGGCGTTCTAGTGAGTTCTGCGGATACGCTATC